GCTGTCGGTGTAGGTGTCGCTGATAGGTGCTACCTAGACACTCACACATCGACTAGACAGATTGGTGCAGGCTCCATCGTGATAGGTTGAAACGGGTGTGCGTGAGCTTTTCTACGCAGGCAGGCGGCGCGCGATAAAGAGGGCGGGGGAGGGGCTATGCGCTACATTATTACTATAGGTACTGCTCAGACACAAAAAAGAGTGAATTTAGAATTTAGTAAATAAGAATAATTCGCATTAACATTTGCAGTGATTTACTACCTATCATTTAGTTATAAGTATATTGTTTTTATAACTAAAAAGTGCGTCTGCGGAGATGCAGGACTCCTGAAACCCGCTGAAGTTAAATGGGGAGAGTAAGAATCTGCACTGTTTGTACTGAAAAGACTTGACAAATCCTAAAAAGTATGCTACAATATATGTACTTTAGAGATACGAAGGCAACCTATGCACCTCTTAGCATAACTTCCTTCAAACATTCTAACAGAATACGAAGCATTTATTATTTTTAAATACTAAGATGCAGAGTTAACGACTTAGTAACTACATAGAGTACAGCAATGACTGAGAATACTCAACCGAAGAAGCGAGGAAGACCCAGAAAATCCCTTGTTGAATCGAAGAAAGACGGCAATCGAGGGCAACGGGGTAGACCACCCGGCGATGCATCAATCATTAACGAGTATAAAGCACGTATGTTGGCTTCTCCGAAGTCGCAAAAGGTGTTAGATTCAATCATGGATGCCGCGTTGAATGACGAACACAAGAATCAGGCGGCGGCATGGAAGTTGTTGATGGATCGGATGTTGCCCGTCAGTTATTTTGAGAAAGACAAAAACAATACTGGGCGTTCTGCTGTGTCTATTACGATCAAAGGCGTAGGCGGCGAAACAATTATTTCAAATGACGAGGACATTATTGATGTTACCCCCGAATCTGATTGAAAAAATCAAGGAAGACCTTGTTAAGCACGAAGGGTACGTCGCTGAAATCTATTTATGTTCTGAGAACTATCCTACTTTTGGTATTGGTCACATGGTCACTGAAGAAGACATGGAATATACGTGGCCTGTGGGTACACCAGTGACTGATGAACGTATCCTCCAAGTATTTCATGACGATTGTAATGCCGCGTGTACTGATGCCAGTGCATTGTTTCTAAACTTTAGCTCACATCCTGAGAATGTACAGCGTGTGTTGGTGAACATGGCGTTTAATCTAGGGCGTTCACGCTTAGGCAAGTTTAAGAATATGATTACTGCTGTCAATGAGGGGAACTACTCCAAGGCCGCAGATGAGATGGTGGATTCAAAGTGGTATCGTCAGGTCAAACGCCGTGGCGAAGAGCTTGTAGAGATTATGCGTGGAGCTTAATGTTGAGTTGCTTCCTTGGCAACAGGAAGTCTTTAACGATCCAACACGATTCAAGATTGTAGCGGCAGGTCGGCGTACTGGTAAGTCTCGTCTAGCCGCATGGCAGTTGATTATCTATGGATTGCAAACAAACCGTGGTCATGTGTTTTATGTTGCACCGACTCAGGGGCAGGCCCGTGACATTATGTGGTCTACTCTGCTCGAGTTAGCGCATCCTGTTATCAAGACATCCCACATTAACAACTTGCAAATCACTCTCATTAACGGTTGCACTATCTCACTGAAGGGTGCTGACAGACCAGAGACAATGCGTGGTGTATCCCTGAAGTTCCTTGTGATGGACGAATATGCGGATATGAAGCCTAGTGTATGGGAACAGATTCTACGTCCTGCGCTTGCTGACCAGAAGGGCGAAGCCATGTTTATTGGCACACCGATGGGGCGTAACCACTTCTATGAACTGTATCACTATGCAGAGTTAGGAGATGATGATAGCTACAAGGCGTGGCACTTTACATCATACGATAACCCACTACTAGACCCTGAAGAGATTGACACAGCAAAAAAGTCAATGTCTAGTTATGCATTCCGTCAAGAGTTCCTTGCCTCGTTTGAAGCATCAGGCAGTGAAGTATTCAAAGAGAACTGGGTACAGTTTGATGATGAAGAACCTGAGATTGGTGACTACTACATTGCAGTTGACCTTGCAGGCTTTGCTGATATTGAATCTGCAACCAAATCTAAAAATAAAAAACTTGACCAAACAGCAATTGCAATTGTCAAAGCAAGTGAGAACGGATGGTGGGTAGCGGATATTGTACATGGACGATGGGATATCAAAAAGACCGCCAAGAAGATATTCGATGCTGTAGAACATTATCAACCAATTGCGGTTGGCATCGAAAAAGGGGCATTGAAGAATGCGGTACTCCCTTACCTCACCGACTTAATGAAGTCAAAACAACGGTTCTTCAGGGTGGAAGAGCTGACACACGGCAACAAGAAAAAGACTGATCGTGTTGTGTGGGCTTTGCAAGGACGTTTTGAACACGGACAAATAACATTAAACAAAGGCGACTGGACTGCTAACTTTCTTGATGAGTTATTTCAGTTTCCTAATGCCTTAGTGCATGATGACTTAGTAGATGCTCTGGCATACATTGACCAGTTAGCAAAGGTGTCGTACTACTACGATTACGAAGAAGACGACTTTGAAATTTTAGACCCTGTAGCAGGATATTAACATGGACTACGATCATAACACTGAAGACCCCGGCTCATTAGAAGGTTGGGTGATACACAAGTGCAATCAATGGCGTGACCACTTTGAGTCAAACTATCAAGAAAAGTTTGATGAGTATTATCGTCTATGGCGTGGCATCTGGGCTGAAGAAGATTCAATGCGTGCATCAGAGCGTTCACGTCTTATCTCTCCTGCACTGCAACAAGCTGTTGAGTCTGCTGTTGCTGAGGTTGAAGAAGCAACCTTTGGCCGTGGTAAGTGGTTCGATATTAAAGATGACCTGCAAGATCAACAAAAAGCAGACATCCAAATCTTGCGCTCGCAACTTGAAGAAGATATGCGATTCGCCAAAGCACGCAAAGGAATTGCCGAGTGTTTAATTAACTCTGCAGTTTTTGGTATGGGTATTGGCGAAGTTGTACTAGAAGAAGTTAAAGAACTTAAACCTGCAACGCAACCTGTGATGGGTGGAGAGTTGACAGCCGTTGGTGTGATGGAACAACCGCGCACCATTGTTAAGATTCGCCCTGTTATGCCTCAGAACTTTTTGATTGACCCTGTTGCTACAAGTATTGAAGAAGCATTGGGTGTTGCTATTGATGAGTTCGTACCGTTACATCAAGTAGAGCAAGCACAGGAACAAGGTATTTACTTTGACACTCCGATTGCTGTATCAGCTCCTGACACGGACATTGAACCAGACCAAGACCTAACTATCTACATGGATGATAAAGTCCGCCTCACAAAATACTATGGCCTTGTACCACGAGACTTGTTGTATGAAGCACAGCGCGAAGAAGACGAAGAAGCAGTTGAAACAGGTGAAGAAGAATCAGCTTATGTTGAAGCTGTGGTAATTATTGCTAATGGTGGTATACTTCTTAAAGCAGAAGAAAACCCATACATGATGCAAGACCGTCCTGTTGTTGCTTTCCCTTGGGATGTAGTCCCTAGTCGTTTCTGGGGACGTGGCATCTGTGAGAAAGGTTACAACGCACAGAAAGCCCTTGACACAGAACTACGCGCACGTATTGATGCATTGGCATTGACTGTACATCCAATGATGGCTGTGGACGCTTCTAGGCTCCCTCGTGGTGCTAAGCTAGAGGTACGTCCGGGCAAAGCAATCTTGACTAATGGTAATCCTGCTGAGATCCTACAGCCATTTAACTTTGGTCAGCTTGATCCAAATACATTTAACCAAGCCGCTACTTTACAGCAGATGGTTCAGATGGCTACAGGTGCAATTGATGCCGCAGGTATTCCGGGTTCAATCAATGGTGATGCGACAGCGGCAGGTATCTCAATGTCACTGGGTGCTATCATTAAGCGTCACAAGCGTACATTGATTAACTTCCAAGACTCGTTCTTACTACCCTTTGTAACTAAAGCCGCCCACCGTTATATGCAGTTTACACCTGAACTGTATCCGGTACAAGACTTTAAGTTTGTTGCTTCAAGCTCTTTGGGTATTATTGCTCGTGAATATGAAGTCACTCAGTTAGTACAATTGTTGCAAACAATGTCACCTGAGTCTCCAATGTATCCAATGTTAATTGAGTCAATTGTAGACAACATGAACCTGAGTAACCGTGAAGAAATTATTGAAGGGTTACGTCAAGCGAATCAGCCAAATCCACAACAGCAAGAAATGCAACAAATGGCAATGCAGATGGAAATGGCTCAGAAGCAAGCAACAGTTGAAAACATTCAAGCGCAAACCGCTGAGATTGTATCTCGTGTACAACAGAATCAAGTGGAAACAGAATTGCTCCCATACGATACGGTTGCAAAGTTACCAAATGAATCTGATAAAGAGTTTCAACGCCGGGTTAAGTTAGCAGAGTTGTTGTTAAAAGAACGTGAGCTTGAGAGTAAAGAAGACATGGTTGAAATGCAAATGAGGAAACAATAAGCATGGTTGTTACTAAGAAAGAGTTCCAAGAAATCATTGAACAAATGAATGGTATCTTGACAAAACTCGATGAACGCTTAAAAAAATTAGAAACTGCTCCAGTAAGCCGTACCACAAAAACTACCAAAAGTCAAGAAAAAGACTTGACAAATGAATAAAACTGTGGTATAATATTTGCATTAAACAACAGGAGAAACTCTTTGAGTCCTGAAGAACAAAAGTATTACGAAACTTATTTTGATCTGTTCATGACAGATGGTTGGAAACAATTCATCGAAGAGATCAACGACATTCTTGATAGACATCGTATAGAAGACATTAAGAATGAAACACATTTAGCGTTTGTCAAAGGTGAACGCGATGCGCTGTTCAGAGTGAGACGCTTTGAGACAGGTATCAAAACAGCTTATGACGTATTGCAAGGGCCGAAATAATGCTTAGGCGATACGATTATAAATGCACCGTATGTAACCATACAGAGGAAGACTGGGCTGACTCGTCAGACTGTGACTTCTCAACCTGTAAGGAATGCGGTGAAACATCAGTACGGATAATCTCTCCGGTCCGAACACATTTCGTAGGTCATGGTTGGCCTGATAAAGACGATAGGTGGGCTAAGGATCATGAGAGAGCCGCACGTAAATAACATTTCCATAATGGCGTTTAGCCACGGAGTTTAACAATATGGCACGTTTTATAGATGAGAGTCCCGAGTATCAACCAGAAGACGGGGAAATATTCGCTACACTAGAAGATGAAACGCAGATTCCTGAAGAGGAGCAACCTGCAGAACCTGAAGAAATTCAGGAAGCACAAGAGGAAGACATTCCTGAAAAGTATCAAGGCAAAGACATCAAAGATGTTGTCAGGATGCATCAGGAAGCTGAAAAACTCTTAGGCAAACAATCTTCAGAAGTTGGCGAACTCCGCAAAATCGTTGATGATTTCGTTAAGACACAACTAGCCACGAATAGCCCACAAGAAAAAGACGAAGAAGAGATCGACTTTTTTGCTGATCCTGACAAATACTTTGAGCATAAGTTAGCAAATCACCCGAAGATCAAAGAAGCTGAGGAAGTCTCAGCATCAATGAAACGACAGGAGATTTTTAACAAGCTACAAGCAAACCATCCTGACTTCCAAGAGATTATTCAGGATAGTAAGTTTGGTGAATGGGTCGCGGCTTCTAAGGTACGCACTGAGTTGTATCAACGAGCAGATCAAAAGTTTGAATACGATAGTGCTGATGAGCTTCTCACGTTGTGGAAAGAACGTCAAAACTTAGTGACTGAAACTGCTGAGATGCAAGAAGCTGATCGCAAACGTCAATTGAAGTCCGCTTCAAATGGCAATGCAAAAGGTTCCGGTGAAAAGCCAAGTCGTAAAGTCTATCGTCGTGCTGATATTATTAAACTTATGCAAACAGACCCTAACAGATATCAAGATATGGCGGCTGAGATTCGCCAAGCATATGCTGAGGGTCGAGTTAAATAGCTATTAGGAGATATTTACAATGGCAAACTTAACCCCCGCAAGTAACAATACCGTTACTTTAGCAAACGCGGCTACGTTCATTCCAGAACTGTGGTCAGATGAAATCATTGCGGCGTACAAGCAGAAACTCGTTCTTGCTAACCTCGTAAACAAAATGCCTATGACTGGTAAGAAAGGTGATACTCTTCACATTCCTAAGCCTGTCCGTGGCGCGGCCAATGCAAAGACAGCGGCTGACACTGTAACAATTCAACAGACTGCTAACACAGAAGTTGTAATCACTATCGACAAGCACTACGAATACTCACGCTTGATCGAAGACATCACAGAAGTACAAGCGTTGGATTCACTCCGCCGTTTCTACACTGACGATGCAGGTTACGCTCTTGCTAAGCAAGTCGATGACGATCTGTTCGCAGAGTTGTTGAACGTGTCAAACGATGCAGGTACTGCTGATGGT